GTTGCCGGCAGCGAAGAGCCGGACGTCGTCGGCTTATCCCAGGTCGACGCGATGACGTCGGGGATCGTCTCGCTCCGAAGGGCCGGGTCCTGACCGATCGCGAACCACCGGCCGGTCAACCATTCGAGCGCTGCGCCCTGGACGTCGGACGGAACGACGTCATAGCCGGCGTCATAGTCGATGAGGGTCAGGCTCGCGGTCCAGCCGGACAGGTTCGAGGCGTCGTCGAAGCGCCAGAGCGCGCCGGTCTCGACGTTGACCTCCCAGAGCGAGGGATCGACCAGCGTCCCGTCTTCGGTAACGGTCAGGACGGGTACGCCGGTATTGTCGAGCGGGATCGGCCATTGCCGCGTCATCAGTTCCTCGCCCCAGTCGAGCCACGTACACACGCTCCGGATTTGGTCGCGGTAGGTCTGCCGGACGAAGACGCGGTCACAGTAATTGTTGATCGCGCTCGACACGCTATCGATGATCGACTGAAGCGCCGCGTCCTGCGACGTATCTGCCGGGTCGATCCCGAGCGCGGTCTTCGCTTGATCGACGGTGACGAGCGCAAGGCTTGTGGCCGGCGTGATAACGCGGGTTATGGTGTAGCCGCGCGGCCACATCAGCGGCGCAGCCCCGCCAGGACCGGATAGAAGTCGCAGGCGACGGTCGAGCCGTCGTCGTGCGTCAAGGTCAGCACACCCTGGTCGTCGATTGCCGCGGCCTTGACGCCGCGTCCCGGTGGCCCGCGCTCGCCACGGGGACCTTGCTCGCCGGGCTTGCCGCGGTTGCCTTGCGCGGCGATGAGTTGCCAGCCGTCGCCGGGACAGACGCCGGGATCGTCGGCGCGGGCGACGAACGAGGACCCGGCCAGCGCGACAACGTCAAAGGCGCGGTATTCGGCCGTCACGTTCCACGTTCCGCGGACGGTAAAGGATCGTCCATCCGCGCCGGCCGCGGCGACGAGGACCCAATCCTCATGCGGCGGCTCCTCTGCGGTGTCCCGCATGGCGCAGAACGTCGAGCCGCGGTGGGCGACGAGCGTCGTGCCGTAATGCACGCCCTTCGCCCAGGCGCGCGGCGGGATGAACAGTCCGGGCGGCCCGTCCTCGCCGCGCTCGCCGGGAGGTCCCGGCGGACCCTGGATTGCCTGGCCCGGCGGACCAGCCTCGCCACGCGCCCCATGAGGCCCAGGAGGCCCTTGGACGGCTTCCCCCTGCAATCCCCGCTCCCCAGGCTCGCCCCGCTCTCCGCGCGCCCCAGGCGGTCCTGGCGGCCCATCCCTGACGGCGGCGAGCTTCTCGGCGAGCGCGCGTTCGAGCCGAAGCTCGGTCTCGGCGCTGCTGGCACGGATCGCCGCCACTTCCTCGCGGACTTCGGACAGGAGCGTCTGGACCTGAAGTCGCAATTCGCGCTCCGCCCGGCCGACGATCTTGCCAAGCTCAGCGAGGACGATGTCAGGCTGCAAGGCGTTCGCTCTCATAGCCGGCGAGGAAGTCGGCGAGTTGCTTAGAGGACTGGTCGGCGCCATCGCCTCCCCCATCGGCTGATCCGTCCCCCTGCGTTGATCCGTCGCCGGACGGTGACGAAGGCGGCGCGGGCGGCGTCGCTGATGGCGGCTTGAGATCAGCGCCGTAACTGAGCGGGACGACTTGTTGCTGCACCCGCGGCATCGAGCCATAGCCGCCAGGGACCTCCGGCAAGTCTTCCTCCGCGCGCGCCTCATCGGGCGAGTAAATGCCGCTGATGACGCCGCGCGCGAGCGCCTCGATCCGCTCGCGGTAGGCGCTCCGGAGCAAAGCGCGGGTGTCGAATTCGAGGTATTCGTCCGGCTGGCCGCGCAGCCCGAACAGGTTCCCGATCGCTTCCTCGATGTGGTTCAACGTGAAACCGAGGCCGCTCGCGATCCACGATTGCATGAGAAGCTCGGTCGAGGCGTAGGTCGGTCCGCCGATCCCGAGGATTTGCAGCGGCACGCGCATCGCGAGCGCGATGTTCTGATCCGTCATCTTGAGCATTTCGGCAAGCTGGGCATCGACCGCGTTCGTCTCGATTGAGTTCGCCTTTAGCCCGTTCGTCAGGACCGCGGTCAGGCCGGCGTTGTCGCCCTGGCTCACGTCGTTCCAGCGCTGGCGGGTCTGCTCGATCTGCTCCGCCGTCATCGGTTGATCGGTCTGAAGCGTGAAACTCGGGCGCGCCTGGTTGATATAAAACGCGATCTGTTGGTTCAGCGCGGCACCCGACATCGCGAGATCGAGAGTCGCGGCAAGGATCGGGCTTTCGCCCTTCAGCGGGTGCCGCGGCGTATGAAGCCGGACGTGCAAGACGTCGCGCGCTGGCGTCGGGTTCGAGAGGTCGAGCAGACGATCGACGATCTCGTTGCCCGTCAGCGAATAGAAAACCGCGCCATCCTCCGCGATCTGCGCGCGCCCGTAGCGCATCAGATGCAGCGCCGCGATCTCGGCGCGGTTGTTTCGCTCGACGACCGCGAAGGCTTCGCCATACTCGTAAAGCCGGCGCGTGAGGTTCAGCAGGAAGTCGCTGATGCTCTGATACTCGTTTGGCTGGCGGAGGATACGCGTCAGCGCCGAGTTGACGACGCGCTCGCGCCCGCCGTTGTCGAGCTTGCGCCAGTGATTGCCGGGACACATCGGCACGGTCTGCGAATAGGCGGAGACGCACGCCTCGACCATCGCCCTCGCCTCACCGTAAGGCTGCAAGCGATAGCCGGTCTGCCACCAGTTCCAGTAGCGACCGGGCCCGGCGCCGAGCCAGCCTTGCGACAGGAAGTAGGGGCCGGGACGGTATTGGCCTTCTGCCGCCTTGACCCGTCCCGGTAGAATGCGTGCCAGCCAGCTCATTAGCGCGTCTGGTATGTGCCCGCTGGCCCGCCGCCCATGGCGCGCTGTTGATAGGCGCCCATCTTCATCGCGTCGGCTTCTTCCTGCGTCGGCGTCGGAACGGCGGGCTTGCTCATCGCCTCAAGACTGGCCTGATGCTCCGCTTTCATCTCATCCGGCGATGGCCCTGGAATCATGGCGGCCTGGCGTCGCTCGTCCAGCGAGCGCTTGTCGACGGGACGCGCCGCCGCGGGTGGTGCTGGCGGTGGCGGCTGTTGTTGTGGGTGTCTGTCTGACATTGCTCGTTCTCCTTCCTGCGGATGGTGAGTCGTGAGCGGTGGGTTTGCCATTCTGTTGCCTCCAAAAATGAGCGGGGACCGAAGTCCCCGCCGGGACCGGACTGCCTTACGGCCCCCAGTTAACGCCGGTCATCCATTGCACCATCCCCGAGCGCCGCATTGCCCACGTCACATTTGCGAGCATGCGGATCGCGATCTGCGAGGTTTGGAACATCGATTGAACCGGCGCCGCGACGACGTTCGGCGTCCCGACCGTGCCGATGTTCAGCGGCGTCGTGTCCTCCATGTGCAAGGTCGCTTCCTCGCTGACCTCGAACTCGGGCGCACCCGAGACCGACACGAAATCCGCAGCGTCGATCATGTAGACGTTGCCGGCCGGGACGGATGTCGACTCGATGACGTGGTAACGGCCGGTGAATTGCGTGGTCCATCCGAACGGGACGCCGGTCGGGCCCGGCGCAAACGTCAACTGCTGCCCTTGCGCGGGGTTGATGAGCAGGCAGAGCGTCCGGCCGGCATTCACCGCGTAGAACGGATTGGTCAGCGCTTGCAGGTCCGCCAGGATCGCCGTGTAACTATGCGCAGTCGAAGCCGTCAGTCCCGCGACGCCGTTCGTCAGGCCAGCCGGGCGTGTCGCCGAGACCGCCTGAGCATCGAGCAGCAGCCCGTCGATGTTGATGCTCGTGTCGAGGGTGATGTTCTCGCGGATCAGCGCCTCGATCGCCGGGTTGGAATACATCGCGATCTCGCGGCTGAACACGCTCAGTCCGCCGACCTTGTGCGGGTAGAGGGTGATCGACTGGGTGCCGAACCGGCGGACCGGGATCGGCGCGCCTTCCGCCACGAACGACCCGCCGATCGATGGTGTGGTCGCCCGCGACGGGATTTTGATCGCCCCGGCATTCGGCCCGAAGGTCAATGACACGCCCAAATTCGACAGCCGTGGGAAGACCGCTGTCGGGACGAGGTTGGCCAGGAAGTCGGCTTGCGCGAGGACGACGAGTTCGGCCGCCCATCCCGCCGTGGTCGTGGTGGCGCCGGCAATCGCGGCACGGGTGACGACAGCAGTCGCCTCGTGGTCGGGATAGTTTTCCGCGAGCACCTGATCGATCGGACGGTGCGACAGGCGCGACTTCATCATCACGGCCGCCGCGCGCCAGAGCAGGTCGACCGGCTCGACTTCCTTTTGCGACGTGCCGAACGGGCGCCGCGCGATCGTCGGCATCGGCAGTGGCTTTGCAGGCTCGTCGGCCGCCGCGCGCTGCCCGAGCGCACGTTCGGTGCGTTCCAGTGATGCGAGCCGCGT